TTCTAAGAATATACCAAAATCATGTAGATTAAGCTTTTCAATTTCTTTAAGGGTTTCTACATTAAATGTAGATATACTATTCATTAAAGAATTTTTAGTAAGCGGAAAGTTTAAAACATCTGCAATTTTTAAAGATATATTTTCACAAGTGTTTAGCGCCAAATAAATACTAGCATCTTGTATATGCTTAGTAGCCGTATTAGATGCATTAGCTGCCATTTTTTGTAAACCAACTAAAGCGTTTGGATCTGGCATCGCTCCATCGCGAGCTTCGTTTAAACCTGTTACATCTCTAATCATTTGCATGTTATAATTATATGCTGTAATTAAAGCTTGTATTTTGCCAATACCGCTAGATGAAGACAATTCCTGAATAGGAACTTTACCTCTATTCATGTCGCCATCTTGTGTTAATGATCTACCTACAACAGAACCCGTTTGAAAATACATGTTTAATGCTTCCGCTGGATTGTAATTTGTACCGTTACCTAAATCAACTTCAGCTAAGCCATCCATATCTAAAAATATACCATCTGGAACCATTCTAGATAACACTTGTTGCATCTTTAAATGAGTAAGCTGTATTACATCTGCAAAACCTATACACTTACTTATAAGCGATTGTATAACCCCTTTATACATTCTTGGTGCACACAATGAATAACTCATTTCAACACGAGTAGTGTCAGCCATTGGTCTTGTCATGTTTTCAGACATTTCCCATTTAAGCATCATATCTGATCCAACAACCTTAGCTCCTTCGTATAAAACTTCAATTGATCTTGATACTCTATCAAAGTTATCATTTGCCGGGGGATTAAATGCATCTGTTTTTTCAATAGCTTTTTCTAATCCGTTATCAGTTTTCTTTATTTTAAAAACTTGATCAGTATAAGTCTTGTACTCAAAGTACATCACTTGAACGGTATTGTAATCGTAGTTTTCAAAGCCTCGTATAAGCCTACGGTTACCTGGTGATTTTTGGATTCTTTCTAGTTCCTCGTCAGAAATGTGAGGAAATTCTTTTTTAAGTTCTGGTATAGTTATGGATTTAACTTCTCCTACGTAATATATGTCATCAAAGTTTGGATCTTCAGTATAAGACCAAACACAATAAGCGGGATCAACATACTTAACAACAATACCTTCGGCTGGATTAAATGAAGTTTTAGTTATTCCTATACCTATATTAACCAAATCTTGATTAACTCTTGCTTTAGTTAAATCAAACTCATTTGTAGCTAACACAGTATTAATAGCTTCTTCTTCTGCTATTTCTATAGCTTGCTTGTAACTTAGTTGCATGTGCAAATCTCTTTCCTCTAAAGTCTCCGGCAATTCCTCATTGGGTATTGTTGATTTTTTAAAAGAAACACCTATTAATTCAGACGCTATTGCTTGATCTTCTTTGGTATTCATGTCAAACAATATGTTTGAAGCATATTCTGTTCTTTTTTGCAAAGACTCTGGATCTTGAGCATACGATGTAATATCATATTGCTTTTGAGTAATACCATTTGCAACTATATTTGAAAACTTTGAAAGTATTGGCACAGGTTTCCAATCTAAATTAAGATAAGATAAGTCACCATTAATAGCTAACTCGTCTTTATACTTTTGTACGCTTTGTTCTCCACGAGCATATAACCTAAGGTTATGAAAGTTATTCCAGTTAGAAGCGTATCTGTTGGATCCACTTCCTCCATAATTAAACCACTCTTGCTCAATAGCCCTACTGACTTGAAGCCCATATTCCATAGTAGCTTTTTCTGCGTCGCTTACTACTTGATCTGGAAATGGACTATTACTGTTTGTGCTTACATTCATTTATTACATTATTTTTGAAGTGGTCCCTTCGTTGTTGTATTTTTTAAAACCTAAGTTAATTTTCTTAACTGCTATAGCTCCTTTAGGGCTGTATCTATGTTTGTTACAAGCCATTAAAGCTAGTCCTGAACTTATGGAAGCATCATGTTTTGTTCGATTGTTTATATCAAACTTAGCCCAATCTTCTAGTGTTCTCTGAAGATAAACATCTCCATATCCTTCTTTAGTTACGCCTACAAAATCCTCTATATAAGTTTCAATAGCGGAAGCGTGTGCTTGTTTTATATCTTCACTTGAATTTGGTATTCCCCCAACCTCTCGTTCGGATAAAGATAATTTATTATAAGTTTTATCAGGTCTATTGATACTAAAACCTCTGTATCCTCTACGCTTTAAATAATAAAGCAATCGAGGTTTGTTATTTTCGCAAAGTATAGGCATACCATAAAACACGCAAGCCATTAGTACATCCTCAAAAAACATTTCAGCCGTAGAAGGCCTAGCTATATATTCTAAAAAGAAATGATTAGGAGGTGCGTCTTCCATTGAAAACTTAGTTAATCCGTGTAATGCGCCATTAGAACCCCCGCCGCCAACAACACCACTAATATCATAGCTGTCACAGCCAAATGCTCCCATGTGTTCATTTCCAGGATATTTGTTTCCATTCTTTATTATTATATTGTTTTGTTGTTCTTTATTAGGAATCCATGTAACATAAAACCTACCGTCTTTATTCGGATAGAACATTACTCTTGAATCTTTAATACCGTTTTCCCATTGAAAGTTACCTTGTGTAACCATTGTATTATTTTTTAACTCATCATTATAATCTATTTGTTGATAGATTTTTGTTAAGTTAAATAAAGATTGTTTAGATTCATCTCTAAAAGCGTGAGCTTCTGTTCTTGGAAACTGCCTGTAATATTCATTTAAAGCGTCAGGATCGTCTTTTAATCCTTCTACTTCATTCTCCCAATGCTCTATAACTCCTTCTTCAATAATACTTCCGTGAGGTCCTATCGTTTCTTTTTTTGGAACATCAAACACAGGATAGCCATACTGATCAATAAAACCCTCATAATTCCATTCCATAGGAATAAAAAGTTTGTATAGCCCCGTTTTAGTTTGACCATTCTTGTTTCTAGTTGATGCGTCCGATCCATTATATAATTTCTTAAAGTTTTTACCACCTTTGTCTAAGGCATTAGATGTTGATCCCATCATACATTTACCTACGATTCTACTACCTAATCTTAAACAAGTTTTTGTAACTCTCCAGTTATTAAGTATGTTTGTTGGTCTTTCCCATTTGCCACTTTCATCGTGAACTAATAGCTTTAGCTTTTCCCCATCATAACTGTTATCACCTGTGTTCTTCCAGTCAATAGTTGTATCCAATCCAGCAAGGTCTTCAGCAACATTGTTGTCATCTAATTTTCGTCTTGTAAACTTTGATGCAGGTACTCTATAAGCTAATTCGGTCTTGGGTCTATCCATACCATCTTGGATAGGCTTAAAAAAGAACGGGTAGTTAACACTAATGGGTACAACCTTGTCGGTAAACATTTTTTTAGCATCGGCCCCAGATTTGGACAAAATGCCGAATCGTGAATCACTTGATATTGTGGCCAGGTTAACTGTTTCACCTGATGCCATGAATGAAAATCCCGAACGTCTGTTCTTGAGATATGACATACCGTAACATCTGCCGTCTGCTTTGCAAGCCTCCCAGAATATAAAGAATAATCTGTTTGCTTCCCGAAAGTCTGGCTTCCCAACATCAATCTTTGACCATTGCAGATACATGTAATGAGTACCAGTAATATAAGTATCCACCCCTTTATTAATAAACCAGTAACCTTCTTCTCTTCTATTAAATTCTTCATCTATATAAGGATGCCATTTTTCTTGAAAGCCATTAGGGTATTTTAACCAGTCCGCTTCACTTTTTATTTTACTTAATTCTTTAGGGTACTCACTTGCTGACCATTTGTTTCCTCCAAGATCTTTTGAGTTTTCAACTTTAGGTAAAGCAATGTGTAAATCACCTATAAGATATATATCTCCTATCTTACCTGTTTTACTTATTACGACTAAATCGTAATCTTTGTCATAGCCATACACCCATTTTGCATAACGATTCTTTTTTTTAATCGCATGAGGCTTTATATAGTCTTTGACTATTGTATATAGTTGTTGTTCGTATGCCATTATTTAGATCTCCCCTCGGCAAAGCCTTTAAAAACTGGTTTATTAGAATCAGATGTGGATTCAGCTATCATACTTTCCTCTTCCTGAATTCTATTTAATATTTCGAAAGCATCAAATATGCAAAGCTTTTTAGTAGCGGCAGCGTTTTTAAGTCTGTCAGCTGATATATCTTCTTCTGAGTCAACGATCTTTTCTTTCGCTACCTTTACTAATTCTTTAATTGCTTCCCGCCCAGCGGCTATTATACTCTTCTTCGTTTCTATTGAGCTCATACTTTATAACAATATCATTTGATTTCATACAGTACATAATCTGATTGTCTATAACAAATTCCCATTCGCTATTAGGTGTAAATCCAATTATGTCTCCTGGGTTGATTCCAGACTCCTTTAAGGAGTTATTACCTATTTTAAGTATACCAATAAGATCTGCAGTTTTTTGACTGCTTAAAAGGTCTTTATTTTTAACAGGAGCAACAAAGCACCTATCTCCAAATGAATTCCAAGATTTATCTTTTTTATATAAGTACACTTGATCTATAGCGCACATAAAAAGATCATCTTTTAAGAATGACCTACTGTTCTTTTTAATTCCTTTCATATCATAAAACACTCTAAACACATTGTGATGCACAATTATTAAGTCACCTTTTTTTATAGGTGTTGCAAATGCTACGGGTGTTTCCACCACTTCAGCTATATTGTTAACGTGTTTAAAACTTTCTATAGAGCTATTTGTTATAAGGGTTTGCTCTCCAACCTTAACTTTATTATCATACCTTTCTCCAACTGGACGTATGATAAAATCATATATGCTCCTCATTAATATTCCAAGTCATACTCAACGGATATTGCCATGTTAGAATTAAACTTCTTCCATGGCATTACCTCATCTACTTTTTTTATAAATATATTATAAGAATTGTCAGACTTCTCGAATATTATATGAGAAATTTCGTGACCACCATAAACTGTTTGCTTAACACTGTAATGCATAGCTTCATTTTTATAATCGGCTCCGATACTAATTTTTCTTATAATATTTTCCATGTCCTTATTCTTTTTCTTTTGGTTCTATTACCTCGTAATTACCATTAGATAAATCTATATTTATAGGGCCATACTCTTCTTCAATAGATTTTTTGAATTCGTCCATTTCATTTTCAAGCATATTTACTTGGTAAATAGCTTTAGCTTTTTGAACTTCCATTCCGCCGATGCTAGCACAATACTTTTGTAATTCCGTTTGTAATGATGTTACCTTTTCTAATTGCTCAGCGGTAATCTTGTTTTCTTTTGTGTTCATTGTTTTTACTTCACTCATGTTAATTTAATTTAATTGTTAATAATTATTATTTTTAATCTTGATCTTCTTCTTCTTCTGGTTCCGGTTCTACTTCATCCGCTATTGGATAACCGAAAAATGAATGTACTGATGCTGGCCCTGGAAATACTTCAAACTCTCCAAAGTCTAAAGCATCATCTGTTGACATAATATCATAAGCCCAACCTGGATAATATACCGGTGGTGTTAATTCGTGACCTTCTGGGTCATAAGTTGCTGGTATTTCAACAACCTTTCCTATATTAACAACCGCTTGAGTACCATTAATATATTGCATAGATGTTACACCTTCTTCGGTTACTTCTCGCCAAACGTTTTGACTTACTAAATAATCGAATCCCTCTTGTTCTGTTGGGAAATTTGTTTTGTAAATATTCATATCTTTATATAGTTGTTAATTTTATTAGTTCTGCATCTGTTAATGCTTTTTTAAATACTTGGATGTTTTTAGTTTTACCGAAGAAATTAAAACCTACTGATGGTATGCCAAAATCAACTCTATTAAGTGTATTTAATGGGAAAGTTGCGCCACTTGTTTGTGTGAAAACATTTATTCCATTTAAATACGCCTTAAAATCATTTTCTTTATACCTAAAAGCTATTTTATTAAAGTTAAAAACATTTGCAGCGATAGACGCGTTAAATGCGGTTGAAACTCCACCTATAGTAAAAACAACCCTAATCAAATTGTCACTTGATGAATAACTTATTTCCACTCTGTTAAGAGTCGTTCCATCTGAAATATTTATCATTCGAGTATTTCCACTATTAGCCAACGCTGCTATCTCTACAAATAATACACCCTCTTCACTATTAAATGTACTTACCTCTCCGCCATTATTAACTAAGTCTTGGTTTCTTGTAACTGTTGAACCAGAGGTGGGGATTATTGAAGTGCTATATGATTTTTGTTCTAATTGAGCGCCCCAAATGTAAGAAGTTAGACCTACTGAACCAACAGAATCTCCATCACTGTTACAATTATATCCAAGAACTCTACCAGTTAAATCTGTTGTAGTATTAAATTTAATAGAGCATCTGTACCATCCATTACCATAATCTTTTATACTACCTACTCCAGCTGAATCTGTTCCTACTACCCCATTATTTAAATCAAACCAAACTTTATTGTCAGCACTTACGTCAAAATCAACGGGTCTTAAATAAATCCAATCTGTATTTCCTTTTTTTGCAAATATAGAGTGTGTATAATCGCTTCCACTTACAACTGTTTTTACCCTATAATAATTACCATAAATTGAAGTTTGCTCTACTTTAGTAGCATAATCAATACCATTAGGAGATAATACAGAAGATAAAGTTAAGTTTAAATTACTTGCTTGCCAATTACCTACAAATGATGATGACTGCACGTACAAGTTAGTTGACTGAGGCTCTGTTAAAAGAACTCCATCAGTACTATCTAAATAGTCTATACGAGCAAGGTTGTTTCGGTTTACTTCTACTACTGAAACGTTGTCTATTGAGCCTATGAAAGTATTATTATTAAATTGTAAGTTTTGCTTAGTGCCATTACTTGTTATATAAACCGTTTTAAATCCTATTGTAGCACTATCTAAATTTAAACTATCAAAAGCAGAATTACCACCCGCAAGTCTAAAATTATTTCCATTTGTTGTTACAACTTTATATTGTAGTTTATATGTTTTAACTGATAAATCAAAAACATTAGATTGTATTAAAAAACTATTTGTACTATTTGGAAAACTTGCAACCCCATTGCTTATTTCTGTTGTTCCAATAAATGCCCAATCACTATCTGTGGCAAAAGAGCCATTTGTAACCAAATCACCACTAAGTATTTCTTCATCCGTTACTATCAACCCAGCTTTGTTAACTGTTGTAGCTGGAGTTGCTCTTGTAACATCAAAAGGAAATGGAGAATATATATTAGAATCATTTATATTGTAACCAAGTAAAGAAGAATCTTTTATTGCCCAATTACTATTACCTACTATTAAACTTGCTTTACTCATATTATTTATTTGTATAATTAAGTGTTGTTGCCATTGCACTATATTGTGTCCAATATGGAACCGAACCAGTTGTTGTTAAAGATAATAAATCTGAATCTGATAAAGCGGTGTTGAATGCTTGGATGTTTTTAGTTTTTCCAAAGAAATCATTTGATTCTCCATCATTAAAAGCTAAATTATTTAAACCTATTGGAGATAATCCACTTGTATCAGTTGCTACCTCTACACCATTAACCCACAAAGCAAAATCATTAGCCTTGTACTTAAATCCTACTTTTACAAAATTTGTTTCATCAGCTAAAACAAATGTCATATTAGCTTGAGTAGTATTTGAACTTTTTACAACTGCACCGAGGGTATTACTTGTATCAATGTATTGTAGGTAAACCCTATTATTTCTGCTTCCATCATTTATAGAAAATATTCTATAAGTACCATCATTAGCTAACGCTGCTATTTCTGCATATAAAACCCCTTCAGAACCAAAACTATTTACATCCCCTCCGTTAGTAACCTCATCTTTATTACGAGAAACGATTCCGTTAAAGGTTGGAATATACGAAGTAGCATACTCTCCGTTATAACCTACTGCGTTTTCTCCTTCTAATTGAGCGCCCCACATATATAATCCATCTGACGTAATATCATCTATCCATAATCCCTGAGCAGAAGTACCGTTATCTCCTATTAATTCAAATCTTTGCCATTCATTAGTTATTGTTAAATTTACAGGAGTTGCGCCACCTTCAGCGTTTGGGTCTTTAAATATAGCAGTTGTATTACCTGATACACTTTTTAAATAAACAGACCTTGATATATTTCCTGATACACTAACACCTGATTTGAAAACTCCAGTAGTACCATTACCTACAAATTTAGTTGCATTATAAGTTCCATCTGGACTTAAAGTTTCGGTTGTGTTATAAGTAGGTATTATCCCTGACTGTTTATTCCAACTACCATTACTAAAGTCCTCGCTATAAGGTATTAGGTTTGTCGACTGCGGCTCTGTCAATAAAGCACCTTTAGCATCATCTAAGTAATCTATACGAGCAAGGTTGTCTTGGTTTACTTCTATTACAGATACGTTGTCTATTGAGCCAATGAATGAGCTGGAGTAAAGATTTGTTTTAAAAGTGCTACCCGAATAAAGTAGAACTTCTGTATAGGTTCCAACGCTTGTTCTAAAAGTTCCGCTTGTACCTCCACACCTTATTCTTACTGAGCCGCTCGTGTAATCAGTTACTGTATAGGTCATTTTATAACTCTTCCCTGCTGATAAAGTTGCGTTTGCCTCTGTAATGTACCCTGTAATTCCATTACAACTTGCTTTTCCGCTTGATATACTCCAACCACTATCCAAAATCCAATCTGAATCTGTATCAAAATCCCCATTTATAACTAAATCACCACTAAGTATCTCTGTAGGTGTTTCAATCAATCCCGCTTTATTAACCCTTGTTCCACTAGTTGCTCTTGTAACATCAAATGTTTCGGGAAAGAACTTTCCTCCATTTTCATAATACCCAAGTAATAAAGACTCTTTTGCTCCCCAATTACCACTCCCTAAGCTTAATGTATTAGCCATATTTATTGTATATTAAAGTTTAATGAAGTTCTCATTGTTTCATAAGTTGCATAAGCAGTTGCATTACTTGTAAGGTTTTGTAAATCAAAATCAGATAATGCAGTGTTGAATACTTGTACTTGTGATGTTTTACCATAGAAAGGAGAGGCTGAATCTCCTCTATCAAATGACAAATTGTTTAATGTGTTTGCAGCTAAAACGCTACCCACTAAATCAGTACCAACCTCAGCACCATTAACCCAAAAACTGAAATTATTTTCCTTGTACTTAAAAGCTATTTTGTTTTTACTTGTAATAGAAGGGAACACGTAAGACGTAGTTCCTTGATTAACACCTCCTACAACGGTTTCTGCATATACAGTATTAAAGTGAAATACAAATTTGACTGCATTGTTTGGCGTACCATCATTTAAACTTATGAATCTAAAAGAATTATCGTCATCAGCAAAGGTTGCCATCTCTACAAATAAAACTCCCTCTGTTGAATTATAAGTAGCAGATGTACCAGCATTATTTACTATATCTTTATTACGAGTAGCTGCAATTCCAGAGGTGGGAATTATTGAAGTACTATAAGGTAAAGGCTCTATTTGATTGCCCCACATATATATGCTTCCCGTGCTTGTATCACTCACGTATGCTTGTGCGGAGTGAGCGGCAGTCGTGTCGTAATTCAACGTGCATCTATACCAACCATTTACATAAGATTTAATGCTTCCATTCCCACTTGTTAAAGTTCCATTTTCTAAATCAAAAATCGCATCGTGATTTGTAGCCCCATTGTATAGTCTAAGTTTAAAATAACTTGATGTTTTCTTTTTGACAAACCAACTTAAAGAAAAATTACCCGACCCAAAAGCCCCGTTTGAAGAAATTCTTGGACTTGAGCCAACTGCAGACACTAACCACGCTTCATTTAATCCGCTTGGTGCAATATCTTGGTTTGGAGTTATTGTTGTATTTGCTTTAGTAAAAAAGCCCTGATTTAAACCATTTGAATAAGGTATAAAATTTGTTGACTGCGGTTCTGTCAAAAGAACTGGACACGTTCCATCTGTATAGTCTAATCTTGGGATATCCTCTGTTTCTACTTCTACTATTGATATGTTAGTTATTGTCATTGACACAACACCAGTCCTCCTTGAAAAATCAGCATTTGGAAAAGGATTGTTAGCCATATAAACATAAAATACCTTAGAACCAGTAGTGCTATATTCATTAGAAATGGCACTTTGCATTTGAATCTTACCTCTTCCACTAATAGCTAAAACATCAAAAGTAACTTTGTAAGTTCTAAATTGAATAAGTGTAAGTGGGTATCCGAGAGTATTGTTATTGCCATCTCCAACTAAAGAAGCAGCTCCATTAGCAACAGTCCATTGGGAACCTACACTCCATCCTACTGAACCATTTGAAAAATCTCCATTAGTAACCAATTCTCCACTTTCAATAAAGTTGGGTGTTTCTATTAAACCTTGTTGATTAACTCGTGTTGCTGGTGTTGCTCTTGTTACTGTGAAATCAGCGTCTAAAACTGTAAATTCTTTAACTGATATATTGCTTATTGAGAACTCAGATGCTCCTGATGAATATATTCTAAGATACCCATTAAAGGTACCACTATCATTAAAGTAACCTTGCTCCGTATATGTTCCACTTACTGTTCTTGTAGTAAGGGGTCCATAACCTAAACTTACATAAGCACCTCCACTTACTACTGATATAGTGTAAGTTACTTCGTATAATTTAGACAATGAGTAACTTGAAATAAGCTGCCTTGAATTACTGGTACTTGAAGCTGGACCATTGTAATTTAAAGAACCTCCCGAAATACTCCATCCTGTGTCTTTAGTCCAATTACTGTTTGTTGCAAAGTCTCCATTTGCAATCAATTCCACATCACTCACAGCAGGTGTTGGAAGTACACTATATAATTTAGTAGGCTTATATCCACTTGGAATCATTGCCATATTTGGTAAAGCCATATTTATATTTTTAGTTTTTCATCAATACATTGTGTGCTTTCTACTCTACCGCCATCGGCAATAACTCTTGTTATAAAAGCTAAAACAATCTCAGAAGATACTGCTCCGGAAAACATATCTCCGGGTATTGATAATCCTAGTCCTATACCAAAACTCATATTACCTTACAAATATTACATCAGCAGGTACTATTCCAACCGCAGATACTACTTTATCAACTACAATAGGAAAAAACCCTGAAGTGATATTAGTAAAAGTAGCCGTTGTGCCATCTACACACTTAACAGTTATAGTAGCCGGAGCAGTAACTGTACCTATGTATAATACTGATGGTGTAGGTGCTGTAGCAGGAAAAGCCGCTATAACGTTTATCATTGTTCCAAAATCTGGTTGATTTCCGTATTGTCCCATTTTATTGTTGTTTTTCGTTTGTTATTTTTTTACCTTTTTCCCAAGATCTTCCTACGAAATAAGCTCCGTAAGCAGTTACAAGTAATGTTTGAAATATAGGTATGTATGATTGTTCTATTTTAAATTCACCGATGTTCCCATCTGTAAATGCCAAAGCACTAAATATAAAAGTTAAATATATTAGTATCATTGGTCGTATATTTTTTGAAAGCCAGCTATCTGAATTCATGTCTGATTCCCAACGTGAAGTTACTTCCTTTTGTGCATTAGCCTCCGCAGACTCAAGTATTAATTTGATTTGTCTTTGAGCTTCTAGCTTTTCTTCTTTTGTTGTCGTGAACTTATCAATAACATCGCCAACTTCTTTGATAACGCTACCAGTAAGCCATGCAAATATTTTGTTCATTTTATTGTTTTTGTTTATCGTATGCTTCTTTTTCCCAAGGAAGATTTTTTGCTCCTTCTTTCATTTTGCTTCTTGGATAAGTTTTTCCTTTCCAATAAACATTCTTATCGTCATAATCTAAATCACCTCTTTTCATTTGATTGATATGAACCATTTCATGATCAATAACTTCTTTTTCTTTATGAAGAGGCAAATTTTTATTTAGCAATATGGTGCCATTATTATTAGCTAATCCCATAGTATTGTCATCCATGTCCTTATGATATATAGGAGTATTGGATATTGCGTATGGTGGGTTTATTTTAAATGCCATAATAAAAAATCCTGCGAGATAATTAAACCTCGCAAGACTATTTAATTGCTATTAAGCGAATGCTGCTGTTCTAAAATACATTTGAGCAGGTGTTGCTGCTTGATCTACCCCTAATTGAGCAGAAGCAGTTACTCCCCCTGGATTAGCTGTCATTGCAGATCTTACCGCAGTAACTAAAGGATTTGCCACTCCACTTGCTATAGTTGGATTTACTGCAGCAGAAATACTAGTTGAAACCGTTAAAGTTAATGTTCGGTAACCCGCAGCTTGTGCAGCTCTACCTGTTAAACCAACTACTACTGTTTTAGCATTTGCTCCAGTTGCTCCAGTTGCAGCTACTGTTGTAATGTCTTCAATGTTTACAAGAATTGATTCTCTTGGTCCAAGTGGCGAAGCAGCCCCTGAATTTACTACGTTAAATTTAATGAATTTTGCCATTTTGTTTTTGTTTTTGTTATTGTTTATGTTTATGTTAGGCTAGGTTTATACAGTCCTATTCTGTTATTATTTACCTTCTCCAGCAGCTGTTTCTAGCGCTTTCTTTTTTTCGTAATTACCGGCTTTCTTATCACCAGCTTTATAATCAGCAATAGCATTTCTAGCATAGTCTTGCTCTACTTTTTGTTCTGATTTCATAAAAGGTGATTCCGATTTATTAAATATAACCGATTTGTCTTTCATCATTCCTGCTGGTGATGAATTTTTGTTTGCCGAGTAAGCTGGATCACCCGTACTTGTTTTCTCGCCTTTAGACTCATCTCTACGAGCTTTCATAGATTGAGATTTATTTCCGTTTCTTTCACCTAATGATTCATCAAGTCTTGAATTATAACCTTGCTTATTAGCTAATGGTGCATAGCTTTTCATAGGCAATGTTTCTTTTGTCTTTGCCATTTGCATTGAAAATGGTTGTGAAGCTCCTTTAATGTTTATCATTTTTGCAGCTGATTTGTCAGCTATAGGATTCATGCTTAAGTCGTTCTTTGCTCTTTGTTTGTTACTTTCCATTGTGTTTGTGTTTATGTTTATGTTTATGTAATTCTTGAAGTTCTTTTACCCATACCAGTTCTTTTCTTTTCCGCTACAGCTTTTCTTTTTTGCTCTGGAGACATTTCGCTCCATATTTTAGGAGTGTTTTTACTTATTCTTTTAGAGGGCCTACACTTTTTAGTGTTTTTGTTTTTAGTAGATCCACACTCGTTACCCTTTTCGTCTGTCCACTTTTCTTTAAACCATCTTCTTAATGAAGCGCCTTTTTTTGTTTTACGAACAGCCATTATTTCTTACCTTTATTTTTACGGCACTTAGCTATAGCGCCGCTTGCGTAAGCAGATGGAAACACTTTATAAGATCCTTTGATCTTATGGTAGCAAGCATCCTTTTTTGTTTTTTTCTTTTTCATCTTCTACCTGGATTAGTTATTCTATAAACAGGTTTTGCATCCCATCCGTTTCTACCTTTTGAACCTTTGGTTCCTTGTATAGACGGCTTCATGTATTTACTAAGACAACCGCAATTTTTTTTGTTCTTCATATTAACAGTTCCATTTTCTTCGTGCAGCCAATCCTCTTTCTGATTTCCAGCTTTTGGATCTAGCACAAAATGCTTTACGTCTTTTAGCTGGTTTACTTCCGGGCTTTAATTGTGATGGTGGCTTAGTAACCGCTGTTTTTAATTTACTGCCTGGATTATTTTTGCGATAGGTTGCAACACCTTTAGCTGTCATTCCTCCACCTGCTTTTTTACCAGTACCTTTGCCTTTTTTTACTTTAGCATAATTACCTTTAGATTTTTTACGCGAAGGAGCATTTTTTTCTGCTCTGGTAGATTTTTTCTTAGGAGCCGCTTTCTTTTTAGCAACAACTTTCTTTTTAGGAGTTGCTTTTTTCTTTACTGGTTTTTTTGGAGCGGCCATTACTTTTTAGATTTAGTGTGGCTATAGCCTTGCTTTTTTAAAGCATTATGCTGAGCCATAGTGTTAGCTGTCTTAGTAATTTTACCTTTGTACATTTTATGTACCTTAAATGCTTTTGCCATAACTATTCTTTTGTTTTATCCCAGCGTGTTCTTGTTTTACGAATATCGTAATGCACAAATGTGTTATATAATCCCAATCCTCCTTGTAGTACGTGTCCGTATTCAGCAAGCGTATCTATAACTTGAAATATAGCTTCTGGATTAGAATCATTAACTTGCAAATCTGCCGCCTTGCCTAATATGTGTTGGCTGTTTGAAACTCCACCTACTTTTTTGTTGTGGCTTGGGCAACGATATGCATTGGTTATATTTATTGGTAACCTTATAAAATCCCGAACGTATTGTAATTGATTTGCCAGTTTTTGTATTTGTAAAAATACTTCATTAGGCATTTCACAACCGCAATTACATTCAAACTCTGATTTATTAAAGTTGTTTGTTAATTTCATTAAGAACGACCCTTAGCTATCTGAGTAATAGGTCCTGCTTCATAACTACAAGGATATTTTAATACTTGCATTCCGTTTATTCCAGACGAAGATCCTTTTCCGTGAGGTCTACCCATTTGACTTAAAGGTCCATCCCATAAAGCATTTTCACCCACTTCTCCTGAAGCTTTACCCGTTGCTATAGGTACTATTTTTTTTGTGTAATCCATATTATGCTATCTTATTGTTTATAATTTGAGAACCCATTCTCATAGACTCCTTTCTTTCTTCCTCTGTACTAAAAGCGTTATTTGCAGCCATTCTATCTGAATCACTAAATCTACCTTTAGGTGGTTGAGTCGATGTCATCTCAGGTGGAGGAATTATACCCTCTACTGGATTAATTACATCTAATGCTTGTGGAATCTCTGTAGTGTCTTGAATCATAACTATCTTGTTTTATCGCTATTAACTTTACCTATTGCTGCAGCTAAAGTTTTATCACTATATGATATTCTTTTCATAGCAGGGTTACGTCTCGTTGACGTAGGTATATCTTCTTTGCCTAACATTATCCTGTACATCTGTTGTATGATGTTTTTCATTTGTAGACTAATTTTATACAAACTATAACTCTTATCAGAACGACTACCGGTAAAACCTCTGTATTTTACAATCCAGCCGTCTTTAAGTAGTCTATTCCATCTCCTATTGTCCCAAGAGTATATTAACGTACCGTCTTCAAAATCACGCTTCCTAAACTCTCCTAAACAATCGAAGTAAATTAACAGTTCGATATCAGCGTGATTAAGATTAGTCTTTTTAGCAACCCATCGTCTTATGATTCTATAATGCTTTAACAATCCAATCTCTCTTAAATCTTGTCCTGTTAATTCTCTCATAAAACAAAGACTACATCTTGAGCTTTAATAACGTGATACGTTTCTCTATCTAGCTCTATCTTGTGACCAGCGTGTCTATCGTAATAGATTACATCGTCTTTATTTATTCCATCACATTCAGATCCTGTCGATACAACTGTAGCTTCTACATATCTTATATCTTCTCTATGTGCTTCTGAAAGAAGTAAACCACCTTTTGTTTTAGTGATACCTTCTTTTAATTTGTTTATTATTATGTTTCTACCTATTGCTTTCATATTATCCTCTTACGTTAGACATAACACAGTTAGTTGACAATATTGTCGAAGCAACTGACGCAGCGTTCTTTAAAGCTGATTTTGTAACCAATACAGGATCTATAATTCCTGCTTTAAACATATTAACCTCTTTTCCGTTTTTAACATCAATACCAAAATCTTTTTTGTCAATGTTCCGATATGGTAGTCCTGCGTTACTTAATATAGTTACACAAGGGTATAACAAAGCTTTTAATACAACTTCTTCTGCTGGATTAGTGGTTTTAATTTCTTTACTTGCAGCAACCAGGGCTATTCCACCTCCAGCAACCACTCCTTCTTTAATAGCAGCTTTAGTTGCGCATATTGCATCTTCTACTCTATCTTTCTTTTCGTTTAATTCAACATCTGAATTACCACCAACTTTTACAACCGCTAATTTTGCAGCTAACATTGCTAGTCTTTTTTCAAGTTTAATTACTTTGCCGCTATTTGATTCACAAAGCAACTCACCTTTTATAGTTGTTATTATATCTTGTATTTCTTCTGATTGTTCTTCATCTATTTGAAAAACGGTATCTCTAAACGTTGATATAGCTTTTATACAAGTACCTAAACAAGATAGATCGATTAAATCTAAATCATCACCTAAGTTTTCACTTATAACCGTAGCTCCTGTTAATAAAGCCAAATCATCAAATATTTCTTTTCTATTTACACCATGTGTGGGTGCTGGAACTATATTTATCTTTATAGACCCTTTGTTTTTATTCATTGCTAATGCTGCAGCTACTTTTGCCTCTACATCACCTACAATTAATAAAGGTATGTTATTTTTTATTACGTGCTCCAGTATTGTCTGTATCTGTCTGATACTATCAACCGCTGAATCTACAAGCAATATCTTAGGATTAATTAACTCAGCTGTATTGTTAGCCGTGTTAGTTACAAAGTGATTGTTAGTAAAACCTTTTTCATACTGAACTCCTTCAACAATCTCTATGTTTGTTTCGCCATCCTGTGATGTTTCCATCATAACAACCCCGGTTAAATCTACAGCTCTATAAGCGTCTGCAATTAACTCACCTAATTCTAAATCACTATTTGTAGATATAGTTGCAACTTCGTCAATCATTTTACCAACAACTGGTTTACTGCATTTATCTAAGTAGTTTAAAGTTTTTTCAGTTACGTTATTTATAGCTTCTCTTATTTCGCGATTTGTAAACTTCATTTCGGAATCATTAAACTCTTTTAGTATTGCATAAGCTAATACCGTAGCCGTTGTTGTTCCGTCACCTGCTTCTTCAACTGTTCTCCTTGCTGCTTGCTTAACCAATGAAGCTCCCATGTTTTCTACAGGATCTAATAGCACTGATAATTCCGCCACAGTAACACCGTCTTTTGTTATAACCGGTATTCCCTGCGCATCTTCAAATATAACACAATCACCGCCAGCTCCTAAAGTGGAAGCTACGGCTTTTGTTAATTTTTCAATACCTTTAAATACTTTATCTTTACCCTCGCTTCCGAAGCTAAATTCTTTTACTATTTGATTCATTTGATTAGATTTTATTATATAATCACATGTAATTTTAAAAAGCTACGTATTTATACAATTTATTCTCCGTCTTCTGGCGGTATAGGCTCACCTATTACCAATGTTATTGAAGTCGGGTTTATTTCTAACTCTATACTGTTTGCAATATTTGTTTCAATAGCAGCAACTTGCTCTTCACCCATTGCTGACTTAGTCCAAGTAACAGCTTGCTCATTGGTTAAGTCTTCAAAAGGTATAAAGTCTGTTATGTCGCTAGTATTTAAAATTTGCGTTCCAATATTAGTTGCAGAGTAAGGATTTCCTTGTGGATCTAACTGATCAGATATTCCCGATACAATCCAATGCACATTATACACTACATCCGCGTTTTCTCCTTCCATAGGATAAACGTCTACTGTTTTACAATTCCATTCGTAAGTTATCATATTTATTTATTTATTATTACCAAGTATTTTCTTTTATAATTACCCAAGCAAATGTTGGAGTAAAGCCACTCACTCCAGTTTGCATTACCATTTCCATATAACTATTATTGCTTCCCGCTCTATATCTAATTGCTCCTACCGTAGATGAAGAAGCCGCAAGGGTTTGAGCAGTACCTACTTTAATTGGACCATTAACATCCAATTTAGCTTGAGGTGCTGTAGTTCCTATTCCTACGTTGCCATTAGGCATTATAATATTGTTGTAAGTAGCGTTACCTATTGTAAGTGTTCTATTTGAGGCACTTGTATTTGGAGACTGTCTTATTAATGTATTATTTCTGTTGTCCCTAATTGCAAATTCGGAATCAATACCTATAGAACCGCCCACGACTTGTAATGTATTTAGTGGACTAGTAGTTCCGATTCCAACTTTGCCGTTAGCAATAATACGCATCCTTTCAGTTCCAGAATTACTAAATATTATATTTGTTCCTGCTGCAACTTTAAGTTGACTACTAGAGACCAAATCTGTATTCCCAACTAAGTTTTGAAAAGTTAACTCTGTGTTTAAGCTGGATAAATAACCAATTTTAGCTTGAGTAGCATTTAAAGAATCTTTTAATGATATATAATTTAAAGCAGCAGCACCGGATCTAGCGTTATCTTGAATTATAAAAGAAGGATTGCCTCCTGAAGCACTGTCAGATAAGTGTAGTTTAGCTGTTGGACTAGTAGTTCCGATTCCAACATTTCCGTTTAAATCAACAACTAGTTTATCATTACCTTCATCAGCTAATACCATCAAATAGTCAGTGGACGTATTATAAAGGGTATTTATATATAAAGCAGAAGATGGGGTGTGAGCGTATGACGCATCATCGTTTAATGATAAAGCTCCGTATCTATGAAGCTGTAACACACCTCCTCCGTTTACTGTCTGCAGTGAAGTTTTTAAATAACCTTTTATATCAAAACCACCTGATCCATCAACTTGCTGTATGTAAGAAGTGTTAGCTGATTTTATTTGTATTTTTTTGGTAGCATCCTTATAGTTACCTAAGTCGAAAACTGTGTCTCCATTAGCTATGATATCTGCATTAAAAACAGGTTGCAACGCCCCGGAGGTACTTGTTGTAATTCTAAACACAGAACCATTAGATATTGAACTCTCTATGTGTAGCTTTGAATTAGGATTAGTCGTCCCGATACCAAGTTTACCATCAGAAGTTAATCTCATAAACTCTGTGTTTGACTGAGAGAACCTCCATCCATTTGTGTCTAAAAATAATTTTCTTGAATTATCTTGTGTTTTTATATACCCTTCATTTGATGAAGACGTATTTCCTCCAACTTCAATTCCATTTATTCTCGCGTGAGCATAGCCTCCAGTATTAACAACTTTTATTGGTACATATTGTTCAGTAGTTAATTCTGTTGTTGTTGTGCTTGCTACAACTTTAACTGAATTAGCTTTAATGGTTCCAATAACTTCTAATTTTTCACTAGGACTAGTAGTGCCTATTCCAGCGTTGCCTGAACTAGATAAGAACAAAGTGTCATTGTAAGCGTCAGCTGGTCTTGATTTTGTTTGAAAAAGTAAATTTCCAAAATTAGTATTTCCAGCTTTAGAAACTGCAGAGATATTAGCTACAGATCCAGTAGGCGTTTGACTTCCGTCATTTTGTTTAAAATCTAAAGACGCCCAGACTTGATCCGGGTCTAAAGTGGTATCAGAACTTTCTAAAGTTAAGGTTGATGTGTTGCTTTTTAAGTGTAAAATAGAACTGGGGTTAGTTGTTCCAATTCCAACATTAGTGCCGTTATCAAATATAATAGAATCTCCTAAAGTAGTTCCATTAGTCCACTTAGTAACAAAGTTAGTTGTACCCGTACCTCCAGGGCCTGAAGTACCACTAGCCGCTTCAGTTACTCTACCAAAAGCATCAACCGTTATATTAGCTGTAGTATAAGCCCCGGCTGTAACACCAGTTACAGGTAAGTTAAAGCTTATAGCAGAACCTACATTAGATACAGTTATATTGCTACTACCAAAGTTAATAGTATCATTATTCTGTATAGGAGTAGTAGTACCATTGTCACTATCTACATTGAAAGTATATGACCCAACTATCTCCGATGCCAATGTAAAATTAATTGCCTCGTAAATATCTAAGAAGTTCATAGAACCGTTACTACCCTTAAGATCCACCACCAAGTTATAAAACGCTGGATTGATAGGACTTACCACGTAAGACACTACTCCATAGTGTCCAAATGAAGATACTTCATTTTGCTTACTTATAAGTATATCTGAACCTACTAAGTAATCTAAAAAAGCAACCACGTTCTGACCGACCTTATCCGTAATACTTAATGTCAATGCAGTAATATTAGCAAACGGTACATTATCTAGGCCACCACTGGTTATCGAAAAAGTACCTGCTTCCTGCAAAGGGTTTTGCACGTATTGGTAGGTCATTTGACCTCCTATAGAAATCTTACCGTTTATATTAAGGTAGTTAGCTACCGCTTGAGCAGTATACTGCTTTGTCCTCGTAGTTGACGCTTCTGATCCAATCCACGCATCTGCGTCTTTTATATCATTGTCATACGGGTAAGATATTATTCTAGACATAAATTATATTTATTTTAGGCAGGCACAGCTATTATTTTAACCTCTACATTAATACTGTATCCTCCAGAACCTGGAATATCCGCAGCTCCCCCTGCAACAGTTCCGGTATTGTTACTAAATACTTCAACAACAAACAAACTATTTGTTTTTAACCTAGCTACCGTAGGTTGAGGTAATACACCGGTACCTGAAGCAGGTGCAACTCTGTTTGCATTCATTACTGAAAAGAAAGTTATAGCGGCGGCACCGAATATATTGGAACTAGCTTGCATTTCATAACTACCAGTACCAGTCCTAGCAAATGTAAAAGTAGCGCCAGTAGTGTTTCTATGTATTGAAGAAGAATATGTTCCGCCTGTATTAGTTATTTGAAAAAACAATTCTTTGTATGCAGAGTTGTAATTAGGTATATTTAAAATCTTTGTTCCGGAGTCTAACGTTGCATCTCCATCTGAACCATTGGCAGTAACAGAAGTTATTTCTCCAGAATAATTAGGTATGTCTAATACCTTAGTAGTGGGATTCCAAGTTGCCGCTCCCGATGTTCTCGACACTGCTAAAGGAGCTAAGTTTACCGGCAAAGTAGTTAAATTAATTAAATTACCTGCTCCATTAATATACTGAGTTACACTACCCCCTGGTGTTATAGCTAACGTACCTGCCCCAGTTATAGGTGAACCAGTTAATGCGAAAGCATTACCTCCAAAAGTAGCCGCCACCGAAGTAACAGTACCCCCAGAAGAAGCTGAATTAATAGTTATATTTTGACCAACTACACCTAAAGTAACATTAGTACCCGCAACTAAAGTAACCGCACCCGAAACACCATTTACAGTTGCAACACCAGCTCCTCCACCGGTCGCACCTATATATGATCCCAAAGC